ACGCCACCTCTTATTTTCTGTTTAGGACCATTTAAGAGAGCATATTCGCTTTGGACTTTGCAAGGTCTTGCTCGTGCTGCTTCTTTCCCAGTTCAGCTTTACACTGTAAAAGGAACAGAGGGTGTTGGTGTTGAAACTGCATTCGAAACTGTAAATAACGTTCGTGAAGAATACGAAAATATTGGTGTCACACCTTCAAGCAATTCACTTGAAGTTTACACTGTAAACACTAAGATTTGGGCTCCAGAAGGATTGCTCGACCTTAAAATTCTTGAAAGTAAAGTTGACTATAATTTTACTGATGATATTGAGCTTGCTGAAGACCAAGTTGCTTTTGCTGCTGGTGTTCCTCGTGGTTATCTTGACCCTTCAAAAGAGTCTTGGGGCGTTTCAGGAATTGCGCTTACAGAGCAATTCAAACCATTTGCTACACATATTTATACAGTTCAGTCAACATTCCTTCAAGGCATTGGTGAGCTTATTCGTTTGCATTTTGCTATCACTGGTGAGTTTGACTACAACACGCCATTCGTTCTCTCAATGAGATTCCCAGCTGAAGAAATGTCAGATGAACGTAGAAATGCTAAACAGGCTTCTATTGACTTGTCTAATTCTATTCTTGAGCTTCTTGGTTCTGTTCTTGGACTTGAAGAAGGTGAAGCACTTCCTGAAGACGTAGTTACAGACATTCTTTCTAAATATACATTCCTTGACCCAACAGACCTTCAAAGATGGGTACGTCTTTCTGCTATTGCGCATGCTCAGGCAGCTGCTAATGATGAAGCTGATGCTGAAGAAGGCGGTGGAGATGACGGAGACTTCGACTTTGGTGGTGGTAGCGGAGGCGGAGATGACGGAGACTTCGACCTCGGTGGTGATGATGGAAGTGATGATGGTGTAAGTGGTGGAGATGATGACTTAGGTGGTGGAGATGATAGCAGCTCAATGGATGAGTCTATCGACCGTAAGTATTATCTCAAAGTTAAGAAATTACTTCGTGAAAAGCAGAACAAAAAGAGAAGACTCCGTGAGCAGAGATTGCGTGACGCATATTTTTCATCTCGTGAAGACATCTATTTCCATTGGTTGAAAGAAAATCATTTGACTGAATGGAAAAAACCAGATGGAAGATACGACCAGCATGCGATTATGGTTAGTCCATTGAGCAACAAACTTGTTGAAGCAGTTGGTGTTCTTAAACAAAATGATGGGCCAGTTGGTAGCACAGTTCTTCGTGAAGGACTTGATGCTAATAAAATAGAGAGTGAATTGCAAACAACTCTTCAAGAGCAGCTTACAATTCCAGAAGGAGAAAACTAATATGCAGAGACTTAGAGAAGTTGTTGGTGAACCAAGTGAAGGAACACCTATTTACAATCCAAATGAGAATGTACGCCTTGATGGCCAGAATATTTCACGTGAAGACTTGAGTGAAAAAATGGACAATTGCGGACATTCAAAGAAAATCGTTGAAGTTGAAGAAAATGCATATAAGACATTGAATCGACTTTATAGCTAAAAAACTGCCAAATGCAAACTGTAAAAAGTTTGCATTTTTTTTGAACCTTTCTGTGCTTTTTCATATATTATATATGTAAAGAGGTAAACTATGGCTAACAAATACGAAAACTTTATTCACTGGGCGGTTATCAAAACATCATTCGACTCTTCTCGAAAAACTTGGGATGATGAGAAAGCTTGGGAATTCGCATACATCATAACTGAAGGCTTGGGAGTTGGAACATTCTTCCCTCAGGGCGGCATCTTTGATACAAAAGAAGAAGCTCAGAGAAAATCTGTTGATATTCGACAGTATGCAGCTTATGACAGAAGCCGCGCTCGCTATGGTTACTCTTCTTATAAAGACCGCATTTGGGTTCACCAGGTTATTTCAAAAAGCGGACGTAACGGTGTCTATCTTCCAACAGTTGGTGAAATCAAGAAAGGTTTGGAATACATCGCAAATAACCTCAAGTCAGAAAATTATCGTTCTGAATGGGTTGATTGGGCAGCTGCTCATGAGGGTATGAAACCATCTGAAATTCTTGAAGAACTCATCGAAAACTATCTCAAAGACTAAGGAGACATGAATGTTACTTGGATTTTCAATTTTGATAGGAACATCTTTATTTGGAGCTTTAATGCTATTGTATGTCATTGCAATCATGTTTACATTTCTGTTCGTAGCAATTGTTGACGCGCACGTTACATCACACGCAACATTGCAGTCTTTTGTACAAGGTGGCATGGCAGCTGTAATTGTAGTAATTGCTGGTGCGATTTTTATTCCACTTTACACAGGATTTAATACATCATATAAGAAGGACTCATTAGACTATTGGCGTGTTCAAACAAGTGAGCTAATAAAAGAATATGAAGAAACAAATGATGAAATTGAGTCAAATTACATCTTGAAATTTAAAGCTCTTCCAGCATATAAGCATTTTGACCATTATCATTTAAGTTTATTTGGCACTTCATCAAAAGAGTTCTCAAAATATTTTGAGAGAAAAACATTAACAGTGCAAGGTAAAACTACTGAGAATTACACAATAGTCAAAAAGGAGAACAATACAAAATGACAGTTTATATAACAGTTGGAATTTCTGGAAGTGGAAAGTCACATATTGCAAGAAATCTTTTTCCAGACGCAATTGAATTGAATGCTGATAACATCCGAAAAGAAATCAGTGGTGACATTTCTGACCAGTCACATAATTCTCTCGTCTTCAACACAATTGATGGCCGCCTTGAAAAAGCAATCAAAGATGGAACAAAAGACGTCATCATCTCAAACACGAACTTGCATCTCGACAAGAATATTGAGCTTGCTCTCAAATATCCTGACACAAAATTTGTAATGCTTCTTATTGAAGACTCATCACGAATAAACCGCTGTATTGGCCGTGTTAAAAAAGACTTAAAAAACAAAGTTGAAAGAAGTGATGTTCCTATTTTCGTTATTCGCAATCAGCATAAAAACTTTGTTAAACTTGTTGAAGACCTCAAAACGACTGACCTTCCAGAAAATCTCAGCTATAAGTGGGTGACTTCAGACTTGCGAATAATTTAGACTAATTTCTATTATGGAAAAGCAAAACTTAAAAGAAGATTGGTATAAAGCAAAAAATCTCAATGGCCGTGATAGCCAACTTTTGGTTGAATTGTCGACAACAAATATAGAGTCTATCTCAAAAGCAATTGCAGCTCTTGAGGCTTTGAAGAAAAATTTGAACATCTACAAAGAATGCCTTACAGACTCAATAAACCTTGAAGCTGAAAGCGCAGATTTAGCATCTAAATATGCACAGGACAATACATATCAGAATAACTTCAATCTTCCTGGAACTGTTTCTTTGCCTCAGTCATATGATATTGACTCTATTAAAAAAGACTCACAGAGAATGATTGACATCCAAAAAGACAGAAACAAAATTGCTTCACAGAGCGACACATATTTGAATATCTGCAAAGCTCAAATGAAAGTTTTTGTTGAGAACTGGAAGAACCTCAACTATGGGGCAGTTTCTTGGAAAGAGTTTATTCTTTCACTTAATCAAAATATCAATCAGAACTACTAAAAAGAAAGGTCGCTTAAAAAGCGACCTTTTTTATTATGCATGTGACAGGAATCGAACCTGCATTTTCAGCTCCATTTACAGATACCTGTTTCGTAGACAGGACTGGCTACACATGCTCATATTTTTCACATAAATATTTATAATATTCACGTGTTTTTCTGTTTGAATTGAGGAACATACACTTCATATATTCTTCACAAGCTTCTGTAAGTTGATAGCCAAGTTTGTCTTTGAAAAACTTCAATCTGGCTGCAACTTTACCATCATTATAAATTGGACCAACAAAAGAGATTGTTCCAGTTTTCATAGTCTCTTCAAGAGCAGATGAATACAACTTTTTCCAAAGTGGGATCCAAGCTGCACTGTCAATAGACAACAATGACTGTTTTTCAATATGTTTGAAGTTTGCTTTCACGTTTGCTTTCATAAAAGGAATATGCTGACACAATGGCCAAATATCTAAATGAAAGTCTGAATGCAATGAGTCTTCAAACTCGTGAACTCTAAAACCACCATTAGAATTCATATCAAACTTCATTCCAAAATGCATCAAGATTGGCTTAATTTCATTCGATGAAATATCAACAATAATGTCAATATCATTTAAGCTTCTAAATGCATCTGGTGTGTCCTCGAGCGTTCTACGAATAAAACTTCCAACTATTGCGTATGTAATCTTATTTGTGTCAAACGCTTCAAGGATAAAGCGTAAAGCTCTTTGATTTTTTCTATAATACTCTAAGTTTTTTCTTAAAGCTCGCTGTTTGAAAAACATAAACCTCCAATAGAATAATAAAATACTGACCTCACCGAGTTAGCGCTACCACGGATTTATGAAGTTGAATGACACTGGTTGGAACTCAACCTTCCTCAAAAGCGCATCTTCAATTCTACAGTATCTTATGTCTTTGTGGACATTCCTATTTAATTTGGGCCAAGCGGGTTCTTTTCCGCTCCGCAGTTAGCAATCCACTTTCGCCAATTCTGCCATTACGAGCATCTGAGGGGAGTCGAACTCCCATCTCAACCTTGGCAAGGTCGTATACTAGCCGTTATACTACAGATACGTTTAATATGGGGCTTCGAGGATTTGAACCTCGCACCCACGGATTATGAGTCCGTCGCTCTGACCTAATGAGCTAAAACCCCATAACTTTTTAACCAAACATTGTGTTGAAATAACCTTCTTCAACACTCTTCACTTGTTTTGGAAGAAACAACTCACGCTCTTCTATAGCCTTTTCAATCAACTCGGTTGGAACAACATAATAGTCATCTCGAGTTCCAAAAGCTGCGCCCATTTTATTCGTCCAGCAATCGAGACAATGGCCATAAAAGTCATTATCATTCATAAGTTTATCCCAAAGATAGTTTTTCCATTTATTCTGCTTATATTTACCATATAAAATGGCAGCAATAAATAGTGGAATACTTGCGATAACCATAATAACAAGAACATAAAAAGTTATTGGGTCTTTCACCATTTGTTGATTAAACTCATATGCCAAAAGTCCTATTCCACCAATTGATAGACAACTAACTGGTAAAAACCAAATCATATATACCTACCTTTATTCAGCCCAATCTAAGTCAGCTTTTGCATCACTTGCGCGTGATGCTGCAGTTGAAGCTGGACCTACATTTTTCTTTGTAGCTTTTCCAATCTTACTGTTTTTAATTTCTGTTTTCTTCAAAGTTTTGAGCTCAATTGCATCTTTAACTTTTATGTTTTTCTTTGGACCATGTATGATTTTATCATAGTCAAGATGGATTGTATCACGAACACCTGAGATGCTGATGACAGTTTCATCATCCAAAACTTGTCCAATCGTAATTGCACCATCAGTTGAGCGTGCGCGTCCTGAAATTGCAGTAACAGTGTATTTTTCAGCAAAAACTGCTGAAGCCAAAATTGCACATACAAGAATTGCAATAAGCTTTTTCATATAAGCATTTTCTCCTATCTATAGATTAATTAGATAGTATTAAACTCTTCCTCTATGAAAACCTTCTGGACATTCTTTTGCCTTAATATTGATTTCGCCATTTGTAAACCAATGAGTTCCAAAAGACCCATTTTTTTCACCAAGACGTTTTTCAATCATTTTCTTTATAGACTCTTCTGAATGCTTATGCCCATAAAAATGATTTTTTTCACCAGAAAAGTTTAATTCTCCTGAAGCAAGTTTTTTTCTAACTGTTTCGGTTGCTTTCTTGCGTCCTTCTTTATAGTGTTCTCTGTATTTTTCCCATTGTTTTTTAGTGCGTTCTGACTGTTTTTGTCTATCTTCATCAGTCGCATTTTTCCAAAAAACATTTCCACCATCACCACCGTCAGCAATATTGTATTCTGCTTTACCACAAATTCGTTGGCAAGCAATCATACACCTTTCAAAACGGTTAAGTTGTTCTTTAGTAAAAAATCCACTTATAAGACATTCGCGCTTAAAGTTTTCTTTACCATATTTTTCATAGGCTTTCCAGAGTAATTTTCCACTTCCACGATATGTATCAGTTTCAAATGTACGTCCTTCAGCTAAAGTTCTTTGACCAATATAGGTTTTTCCATTAATCAAATTTGTAATTTGATAAATATATCTAATTCTTCGTGTTTCCATAAAGTAATTAGTATATTTTTGTATAAGTGAGCCATCGGGGATTCGAACCCCGAACCTAAGGATTAAGAGTCCCTCGCGCTAACCGTTGCGCCAATGGCCCTAACTTTGAGCGGTACGGGTTTCGAACCCGTGACCCGCAGATTAAAAGTCTGCTACTCTGCCATCTGAGCTAACCGCCCTCAAGTGAGCGTGAATGGAGTCGAACCATCCTTGAGGGAAGCCCTCACAGATTAAAAGTCTGTTGCACGACCGATGTGCCACACGCCCATTAGAATAAAATATGTGTTTGTTCCATCTAAGCTGGCCACTTTCTATTCCAATGGACTGAACAGAAAGTTAGGGCCTTTGTTTCTTCTTCATCGTTTATTTCCTTTTATGCCGATAGAAAGAGTCGAACTTCCGCCAAGCGGATATGAGCCGCTTGTACTAACCGTTATACTATATCGGCAAATGTAAAGTCGTCCCTGTAGGACTTGAACCTACAACCTGAGTCTTGTAAGGGCCCTGCTCTACCAGTTGCGCTAAAGGACGAAAAATAGTGTAAACTTCCAGCGCCCAACTGGTTGTCAAATGTCGATCAACAATGCGCATTAATGCCGTATCTCATCTGACTGTAGACAGACTAAACCAATCTGCATTTTACATCTACAGAGTTCAGTTTTGTGGAAAACCTCACTTAAACCTTGCTTTCTCGATAGGTATTAGCAATAACGCCCGACAATCTTTGAAGGCACTGGTGGCCGGATAACCATCACTTGAATTGATACCATCTCATACAAGTTAGCGGTGAGTGCTGGATTCGAACCAGCGGTTCCCATTACTGAGAACGCCTCCTTAGCAGGGAGGTGGTTTAAACCAACTCACCCAACTCACCAAAAATTTTCAATTTTTTTGATAGCCGCGTTATCTCTATCTTTCTATAAGGTAAATTGACAACCTGCAGTTTGTGCTATTTCGACTTAACCAACTGCTTTTCCTTTACTAGTCGAATTTAAGGAACCAGTACAACGCTAGTGGACCATGTGGGACTCGAACCCCTTCTTCGCCTTGCAAGGGCGATGTGTCAAACCATTCACACCGCATAGCCCATAAAAAATTTTGTAAACCTACACATACTTTCAAGAGACACTCAAAACTGGTTTATCGCTCATAAAAGTTTACGCCATAAAAAATGTGTCTCTACTACTGTGCCTCTATCGCGGAGAGGGACCCGCCAACAGCGTAGGTAGGTTTTAGAGACCAGGGAGGGATTCGAACCCTCAGCAGCAGGTTTTGCAGACCTGTTTCCTAGCCGTTCGGATTCCTAGCCATAAAATAACTTTTACGAATTCTCTAATATCCACTATTTATAGCGCGCATTTTGGGATTCGAACCCATTATAGTATATCCGTAAAAGTTTTAGCGGAGTCGGTGAGATTCGAACTCACGGAGTCCCTCATCGGAACTCGCTCGATTTCAAGTCGAGTGCCTTAAACCAGCTCAGCCACGACTCCAAATGTTCGATGAAGTCCACCATAAACGTCGCCTCATCATTGACCGTCAAGATTAGAGAAGGACGGAATCGAACCATCTGCTATGGAGTCTCACTCCCATTATAAGTGACCAACTACACTACTTCTCTAAAAGTTATTCAGTTTCAATATTTATGAGTTTTCCACTCAATACCAAAATGTCTTAGAGTTTTTGAAATTATATTTTTATGCATTCCAGTCAATTTTTCAATCTTTGAAATACATCCAAACTTATTCAAGTCAACTCCACAGTCTAAAATTTTCTTTTTTCTAGACTCCCATTCTTCATTTGTGAGCATTGTTTTTACAAGACGGCCAATTTTATTAACTTGACCATTTGCTTTAAGCAAAGCTCTTTCTTTTTTCTTTTCAGCTAACAATTCTTGACGTTTTTGAAACTTACCATCAAACTTTGCTTCGCCTTTCTCTATGAACTCTAGAATTTTTTGAGCAAAATACTTTGGCATTGTTTTAACGTCAGACCATTTTACTCGCAATTCTAAATATCCATCGTCTTTTAAAAGCTCATCTTTTTTTAAATCTCTTTCATGTTGCTCTGGAAATTTTTCAAAGTCATAATGTTGACTTCCGTCAATCTCAATAACCTTATTTCCTACAACAACATCTAGAAAAAAACCTCTATATGGCTTTTCTTTTTCATATTCTATATGCGCGTTATCTAACACATCATATAGCCATTGTTCAGCATAACTTGGATTCAAGTATCTGTTTTTCCAAGTATGGCCTCTTCCATCTCTATGAGCTTTTTTAGCTCCTTCAGAGATTTTTCTCTTTGACTCATCTGAATGATGACGTCCGCTCCAATATAATGGTTTTTTATTTGGATTTTTCATGCAGTGATTTACATGATTTCCAAAACCAAACTTTGTAGTTTGCCATTCTTTGGCACAATATTCACACTTAAATAAATATGTTTCCATAAATAATTAGTATGAAACAATGGACTAACTAATAAGAAGTTAGTTCGATTTAGGGACTCCTGGAATCGAACCAGGACGCGGTTTACACCTTGCAGATTTTCAGTCTGTCCTTCTACCAATTGAAGTAAGTCCCCATAAAAATTGTGGACGGTTTCTAATCCTGGACGGAAACCTAGCAGCCTAACTGACAGTGGAAGTGGTGAGCATCGAACTCACTACCTTCTGCGTGCAAGGCAGACGCTCTAGCCAAATGAGCTACACCCCCAAAAAAGCCGTGACCATTGCGCACATAGTCACGTTGTTACATGGTTTTTTCCAGAAACCATTGAACTAAAAACTCCCCGAACCTTAAAGCATCTTCGGCACGATACTGCTTTCCCCTACGCCCCATCACAGGCGACGCTTCAAAGCTGAACCGCTGAACTATACGTGACCAGCCATGATGAGCTGTCGTTTCATGTTCATTATATTTAATCTTCACTCTCGTAAAGACTTTTCCAAAATTCTTCACCATATTTATTTGAGACATACTCAATATATGGCTTCATTGCATCTTTACCTTCAACCAAAATAAGTTTCTTTTCTTTTGGAAAAGATGAAATCTTAAAATCAGTGTCTGGACGATGCCAATTTTTTATTTCATAATATACACCATCAATGATGAAGTCAGGCGTATAATGATGAATTTCATTATTCATTATATACTCAAATCGTTCTTTACATTGTTGAACGTTTGAACCATGCTCAAGCTGGTATACAACCCAAGCTAACTCCCAAGAGGACATGCAATAAAGACCTTTATAATGGCCTCTTTTTCCACGACCAGCATTTTTTCGATAACCACCAGAATTAGCTTTTAGCTTTTTTCTAGTTTCATCAGAAATATGTCTTCCTTTTGAAGGAGCATCTGTTCTGTTTGGATTTTCAGAGCAATGTTGAACATGTACTGTATATCCAAAATTAACAGTTTCCCAAGTTTTTTTACAAAAAGGACAAATTCTCATTTCTTTTTTAAGAACAGGCTTTTTGCAAACCTTATTTTTTTGAGCCTCATAATAATGAGGTGACCTTTTAGTTCGTTTATCAGGATTTTTATCACAAAAAGCGATATGCGAACTTAAAGCACCTTTATTTCCAAAAATTTTTTTACAAAAATTACAACAGTATTCCATATTATAATTAGTATAAAAAACAATCAGAATAAGGGTATAGGCCATCTTGGACTTGAACCAAGACCTCCGCCTTATCAGAGCGGGTAGCTAACCACTTACTACTAATGGCCTAAAAAGTTTCGCTTTTCACTTGTACTTCGATACTTCGCTAGGTTTACTTCCAACACCTCAAACCTTAAGTCGGTTGACAATATCTCTTCCCGTTTACAGAATGCACTATCTGTGGTTTTATACACAGTATTTTGTCATTCCTTACGTCCCGAGTCGAACGGGACTGAATTATCTTTAGCACCAGAGGGGAGTCGAACCCCCGTCCCCTGATTGGAAGTCAGGAATAATGGAACCGTTATACGACTGATGCATTTTCATTTTGTCATTCAGTATTAAATTAACTGATTGACGTTTATTATATATGAAAAAATTTCAAAATGTTCAAAAAATTTTTAATATTTTTTCATATATTGAGGGTGGTCGCTGGGAATTGAACCCAGGAGAACCGGATCCACAATCCGGCGCATTAACCACTCTGCCACGACCACAGTCGGTGAGGAGAGACTTGAACTCTCACGCCTTTCGGCACATGGACCTCAACCATGCCTGTTTACCAATTACAGCACTCATCGAAAAATAAAAAAGCAACTCTTTCGAGTTGCTTGGGTTTGCTTTATTTAGGATGTCACTCTTTATTCTTTCAAATCATCCTATTACCCAAGCTTTCCTCCAATAATAAACGCATGTTTTGCAAGGAGCGAACTTACACATGACACACCACATCCATGGCCTGCAAACATTGCGGCTTTTAAGAGTGAGAATGCTTTTGCTGTCATAATGAAACTCTTTACAAAATTCATTTCCGTATTCCTTATTTGAGTTGCTGTTAATCAGCAGCTTTATATTTTATAGATTAATTAGTTAGTTGCGTTTTTTCGCAAAAATTACCAATTTTTTTAAGAGCGATAAGGTTGCATTTATCGCTCTTATATGAATTAAAGATTAATTATCTTCATTTGATTTTTCATCTTTCTTTTCCTCAATCTTGAGAGTACCACCAAGAAGTTTTTTGGTTGGTTTTACCTCAGGTCTTGGGTCAACCGTAATAGAAAGAAGTCCGTCCTGCAAGTCACATTTTGCTGTTGATGCATCATGGAAACGTGGGTCGAATGTGAAAGACAAAACTTCGTCAGTAACGAGTTTCAATCCTTTATATTCGTATGCCTTGTCTTTATTTTCTTTGCGGCCAAATGAAACGATGATTTTGTTGTCATCAATTTCCGCCTTAAACTCATTTTCCTTAACACCACAAGCTGCGATGTCGATGTGAAGTTCCTTAGTCTCAGGGTCTACATATTTGCTGCTTGGAGGGAATGCCGAATTGCATGCAATGCGATTTGTTTTTGGAGGTGTCAAACGCATAAATTCGTCTGTAAAGTCATTTGCTCCTGTGAACAAACCTTCGAGCATGTCTGAAAATGTTGGGATTTTTCCAAGAATAGACTCTGCGTTCTCATCATTGATGGAACCTTTCTGAACATTACCATTGTGGTTAATGTAATAAGTACCTTTCATCATTTTGTTTTTCTCCTCGGCTACAATACTTGTCATTCATTACGATATGCGCATATGTGCCATTATTTATATGGGACTGAAAATTCATGCAACCTATGATATTTTCAATCTCTATATTATAATTAGTATGTTTATTATATGCGCAACTAAATATTTTATTATGACTGAAAAAATGGATTTTTACGGTATTCGTGACATTATGAACGAAACCCTTAATGAGAAAAAAGCTTATGTTCCTCGCCATGGGGATAAAGAAAGCCTTGATAGTATTACTGCACAATTGAATGAAGCAAAAATGCATCCATGTGTATTTTTGAATAGCCATGCCATTGGAATTGAAGCTGCTGGTGATTTCATGAAGCTTCTTAATTCTGGTGAAGAACAATATTCTGATAATGACATGGTTGACAAAGACTTGCTCAAAAATGTATACAACACTCTTAAAAAAATTTACAAAGATGAAGGCAAGAAATTGAAAGAGTCGACTATGTTTGAGTCTGTTCTAAAAGAAAATGGAATTGAAGTTTATCCAGAAGATGGAAAATTAAAAGCACGCAATATTGGCCAACAAGTTGTTTCATCTCGCACACAGAATAAATTGAATCCACTTGGCACAAAAGATGTTGCCAAACCTTTGACACCAACACAAAAAGCAGCAACTTCTGCAGTTCTAAACATCCTCAATGATAAAGGAAAAGCTGGTGACATCAATTCTGAATTTGACACTAACCCTCGCCCAGATATTACTTTGATGGCAAATGGTGATGCAGTTATCACACCAGATGGACAGAAGAATCGCTCATATAAAATTCCTGCAAGCGAAATTGATGCTCACATGAGAGAGTCTGCTTCAAAGCTTCTTGAAAATCACAAACTTAATGAAAAAAGAATTGAAATCCCAAATCCATACCCAGTGAAAAAGGAAGAAATTATCGACCTTGTTGAACGCTCAAGTAGACTAGTTCACACAGCCACTGATGATAAAACAATTCAGCTTTATATTTATTCAAATGGAAGTGAAAGACCTGAGGCTTTTGCTGAAGTTGAGATTACTTCTGCAGGTTATATTCTTCATGGTGCTGAAGGATATGACTATCAAGGAAGCTCTTTCAAAGAGTTTGAAAATGACCTTAGAGACGTTGTCTTCAACTTTGACGCTATTACATCAAGAAGATTTGGAGAAAGTGTGAAGAAAAATACAATGAAAGAAAGCCGTTTGAAAGAATACGCTTCAAACCAGCTCGTAAATTATTTTATGAAAAAAGGCGTTGAACGTTATTTTAATGAATATATTATTTGTATTGATGATGACTGGTATACGCCTAATGAATGGATTAACGAAGAAAATCTTGAAAATGACTATGGTGTAGAATACATTTTTGAAATGGTTGAACAGGCTGTAAAGAAGTCATTAAGATACTTAAGAAGTCTAGGAGTTACTCTTGATGATGAGAGTGATGAAAGCTACAATATGGAACTTATGAAAGAGTTTCTTGATAAAATAGAGGAATAAAATAATGGTTGCAAGAAAATCTAGTCTCTTTGATAGAATAATAGAAAATACAATCAAAACACCTTTAGGCAAAGTTTGTTTTATTGACTACAGAAAGGAAGGCAATTTGAATTTGCCAAAAAATTACTTTGATTTTTCTTTTGTTTTAGATGAAAGCTATAATAAAAGTCAACTTTTTGACAAAATCTTAAATGAGTCTTCATTAAAAGAGTTTTTTTACTACGTTCCGCCTCATAATGAAGAAGACGAAGAAGACTCTATTATCGGTTATATTGCTGCTGTTCGTGACTATCAAACTCAAAAAACAAAATATGTTGATGATGATGGCAATGTTTGTGATAGTAAGCCACAGGCAAAAGTATTTGACACTAAAGGAAAAGCAGACTATTATTCAGATGAGCACTGCCCTGAAGGCTGGACTCATTTTGTAGTAGCATTAAAGAAAAGCGACATTCTTAATGAGTCTAGTGTTGTTATTGCATCATGGAGAAGAGATACAGCTGAGAGACTTATTAAAGAAGCGAATAAGATAGACTCTAGCTATTCTTTTGTTGAATATGATATAGGTCCTAAAAAAGAAATTAAGTACAAAGTATTTAAAAATGATGATGAATATGTGGGAACGTTTGATGTATTCACTGATGAACCTTATAATTCGCCTTATCGATTTTTCTTCAATCATGTCAATCTTCCAAATGTAGAATTTCAAGGCATGGATATTGATGAGTTCGATAAGATGTTTAAAGACTTCATTACAACTGACAAGAGACTTGGACATAGAGCTTTGAGTGAGTCATCATTAAAAGAGAATGAATGCTCACTAGAGCAGCTTTTAAGTAAAGCCTATGTTAGTGACTATAAAATGGGTAGCAAAAACTCAGCTATAGTTAGAGTTCGTACTTCTCCTGCATTGTTAACATCTGACTCAATGGCTGCACGTTTTGAAGAAGACATCCCAGACGGATATAGACTTGAAGTTGAATATTTAGGTGAAGACCCTATCTTAGGTAGGAATCTTGACATATATGAAGTTCAACTTTTAAAAAATTAAGAGGAGATATATTATGTTTGTAGGTAATGAATTCAAAGAAGACCCTTCATCTGAAATAAACCCAATGAAGGCATTTGGTACTGATGAATTAGAAGAAGTTTGGAATGGCTTAGCAGATAGCTTGAACCGATTCGGCTCAAGATACCCTTTTATAAGAGACTTTCAATTAACTATTTGGTATAAGGATAAGGGTAAAGCTCGTGGAGTTTCATTTTTTTATGAAGTTGATGAAGTAGACGAAGCTTATAAAAAGATTTATGAATGGGTAGATGATGGTGCCAAGATTCTTAAAATTGAATTAACTCCTAGGATAAAAAGCACTTTCATAGACATCCAGGTAGACTAAACGAGGAAAATATAAAATGAGTGACAACAAATATAAAGCAAAAGTTGCAGGAAAAGGCTGGCTCAAAGGCAACGGCTTTGTTGATAACGAAAATGAAGCTGATACTTTTGAGTCAAAAACTGAGCCGACTCAAAGAATTAACCAAATGAAAAAAGATGATAAATTGAACAAAAGTGCTGAAATTACCACAAAAAAATTAAGTGAGTCACAAACTCGAGGCCTTGAAACATACGCAGATATTATCAATTTGAAGTATGACTTGATCGATGAGCATAAAGATGTTTGGGGTGATAATACCGCTGATAGAATGGATGACATTGTTATCAGACTTGGCGACACACATGGAAAAGGATTGGCTGCTTCAGGCATTCTTAAAAATGGAAAGATTGGAATTATTATAAGCCCTATCTGCGCTGCTTTTGCAAAAGAAGACATTGACAATATCGTTCTTCATGAACTCGCACACTGTGCAGTATATTTTGCATATGGTTCATTCTGTAGAAATGATAATGGCGGACATAATGAAGATTGGCATTATTATGTCGACCAGCTTAATGAAAAAGGCTACGACATTCGTGAAGTTGTTGATGATGACTATCTCGATGAAATTGAAGAAAGAATGGATAAATTACAGGAAGCCACAGCTACAAAATATATGGCATGCTGCTATGACCCTGATGACTATTATGAAGAAACAAACTACATTGATGAAGATGGTGAATTGAGCTGCAATTCTTCAAAAGCAAAATTGTTTGATACTGAAGATGAAGCTATCGACTATGCTGATGATAACAGACCTTATGGTTGGGTGTCATTTGCTATGCCTTGTAATACTATGCTCGATGAAGCGACTATTCCACAAGCTAAAAGATTTGCTGCTCGTAAGCATGGTGAAAGAAACCAAACTCGTAAAGCAACTGGCGCTCCATATATTGTTCATCCAGAAGGCGTTGCCGCACTTGTGAAAGAGTTTGGTGGTGATGATGAACAAATTCAAGCTGCATGGCTTCATGACACGATGGAAGATACTGGAACATGGAAAGACGACCTTACTGAGAAATTTGGCGATAGAGTTGCTAACATCGTTGCTGAACTCACAAATGATAACTATGCTATTCGTTCTCTTGGAAGCAAAGAAGACTACATGAACCAAAAACTTTGTCATTTGAGCCATGATGCTCTTCTTGTTAAACTTTGTGATATGCTTTACAATCATGAAGATTTCCCACCTATGCAACAGAAAATGCGTATTGAAAAGAATATTCATTATTTGATGCAGAACCGTGAGCTTAATGAAAAGGAATGGCAGATTTGTAATAAAATTGTAAGTGGAGACTAATTTTATATGAATGAAGAAAACGAAGACGAATTGCAAAACCAAGATGGAAGCGCTGACAATCCTGTCACAAATCCATCAACAAATACTCCAATACAAGATGGACAAATCCCTCAAGATAATGCTGCCGTCGCTGATGGCAGTGCTGATGCTCTTGGCCTTGAAAATATAGAAGTCAAATTTGAAAGTGGAAATTACTCTCAATTTGCAATGCTTCCTGTTACAATCGGACAAAAAGTAAATGCTTTAACAAAGACTTTGGTTCCTTTGATTGAGGTTGCTTTAATTGAATTGACTGGTTCTTCTACACAGTATAAAAGAACTTCTGCTTTAATTACACCATCTTTTGACCAGAATGCAAATCTATTGGTTAATTTTAATATTGTCTATACTGTGCCAGGTTATATTGGTGTAGACTTTGAGTATAAAGACTTACAAGATGACTCAAAATACGTTTATGATAGAATTTTGCCAGCTGGAATAAAAATCACTAAATGCGAGATTGACACTTCTTCTGGTGAAGTTACAATCAATGGAGAATTTTAACAGATGAATTTTAAAGACTTGCTTCGCTTGAATGAAGATGTTGTAATGCAGAAAAAGATTGAAGACCTTGGAAAAAATAAACAAGATGGCGAAAAACAGAACTTTGATGACTATATCAAAACTGACATCGAAAATAGAATTAAAAACGGCGCCGACTTTTCTAAGGTAAAAGACTGGAAAAAGTTCTCTTCTAATGTGAAAACTATTGCTGATGCAAAAGGAATGGACAATGCTCCAAAAAATGAGAAAGATGCTGAAGACAGAATTCAATCTGAAGTTTTGAAACAGATGACTAATGAAGGTGGTGAAAATACTAATCCAGACGCAACTGTTCAGGCTGAAAAAGAGATTGATGAAATTACAAAGCAAATTCAAGAGTCTTGGATTCCAGAGCTTCATAAGTCTTTGCGTGAAGAAATTCTAAAAAAAAACTAATCTCAGCCGCTTGTGTATTCATTGACCTTGACAGCTTAAAAATGCTTGGTGCTCATTCTACACAAGAATGGGCACGTAAAAGTCATCAAGATAAAGGACCATGGGGACTTCCAAAAGGCCAGATTGATGAAGGCGAAAACTCTACTGAAGCAGTTATTCGTGAAATAAAAGAAGAAATGAATTATGATATTGATACTTCTAAATTGCGGCATATTGGTGTTGTAAAGTATCTTCCAGTAAAAGACCTTGATATTTTTGTCTATCCAGTTTCTGGTGAAGAGCTTGAAAACTTAGCACAAACTTCAAAATGTGTTTCATACTTTGAAAACAAAGCTGGTGCTCAACAACCTGAAATTGATGACTTCAAAGTTTGTACATTAGAAGAACTTGGAAAAAGATACCAAATGTCTATAAAGTCA